AGAGGAAAGACCGCAGTCTATGGGAAAAAAAGGGAAGAGATTATGACAAATTTTATGGGGAAGAATGGTTTTCAATGGTTCGTTGGCGTTGTCGAGGACCGTCAGGACCCTAAACACCTAGGGCGAGTGAAAGTTCGCTGTCTAGGATATCACACAGAAAATCTTGTAGACCTGCCGACCGCAGACCTACCATGGGCCCACCCTATGAACCCGATTACTTCGGCAACCGTGTCAGGTGTTGGTCAAACTCCGCTCGGTGTAGTCGAAGGCACATGGGTCGTTGGGTTCTTTCAAGACGGTGCAGACGCCCAGATGCCTATCATCATGGGGACTCTACCTGGTGTACCGAGCAGTCTACCTACAAAAGATTCTGACAAAGGGTTTCAAGATGCAGTCAACGGCAACTACCCTAAGTATACCGAAACGGATGTCAATCGCCTGGCCGTCAATGACACAGACAATCCTCACAGCACCCTGACGCTGCGTAAGGCAGACCGTGAACAAAACATCGGCCGTGCAGACTTCAATGCCGTGGACATACAGGTCGCCAATAGTGAACCTGTAGCATTGACAGCTGATGACGGTACAAACTTCTCAGAGCCAGAGACCACATACAATGCACAGTATCCTCACAATCATGTATACGAGACCGAAGCAGGTCATATCAAAGAGTATGATGATACACCGAATAGTGAACGAATACATGAACGACATAGTACAGGCACTGGCTACGAGATTAACGAGTTCGGTGACAAAGTGCAGAGAGTCAAGAGAGATAACTATGAAATCATCTCTAATGATCACTTCGCCCACATCAAGGGTACACATAATACAACAGTTGATGGCGGCATACGAGTATTCGTCAATGCAAACGCTACTGCTGACTCTCATTACACTATACAAGTAGGTAGTAATGCAAACGTCAACATACAGGTGGATAAAGGTGATGTCAATGTAGTAACAACATCAGGTGATATCAACATGAAGGCAGAGAACATGAACATAGATGTAGCAAATAACTTTGGGGTCAAAACTAGAACCATGAACGTAGAAGTCAATGGCACACTCAAAGAGATTGTAACAGGCGAGAACAAGAAAACAGGTGCACCTATAAACTTAAACTAAAACACTAAGTCAAAAACTAGGCTAAGACCGTTTGACTACTTTAAGGGATCTGTTTGACGATAGAGTAAGGACATAGAGAATGGACAAAGAAATACACAAAGGGGGCACAGATGAAGAACCCCTGGATACAATCATTGAGTAAGTGGGCATTACGTTTATACATTGTATGGTCGTTATGTTTAGACGCTAGTATTATACTTGGTCTGTTATATTACTTCTTCATATACTAGATATATACTTCTTCCTTTCACTAAATATTCATGTATGCTTAAACTGAAGCAATTCGTTTAGGTTTACAATCAAAAATTTTTTCGGAGGATTTTTTATGGCAAATACTTTGTCGAATACTCATAGAGTCCTTGATCACAAGATTCAAGAACTTGAACAATACTCTCCTCACAAATCACAACTGATTAAATCTCTCAAAGTCAATAAACTTCGTATCAAAGATAAGATGACGAAAGTGGTGGATGCAAAGATTGAGCAGTTTCTATCAGAGGAGAAAGAGAAACGGTATAAGAAGATGTTACACACAATACAGCGTGAGAAACGTAGAAAGAAAGTAGAGAGAGCCACGAAGAAGCGAAAGATACAGAAATATGCTGAACGATTAGATAAGATACCTTTAAGTGGATACTGATAAGGTAATCGTTTATACAAGGGATGTTTGTTGTGCGAATGAGCATCCCATTGTCTATTATCATATACCCACGGAGACCAATGAAGCGATCTGTGGGTATTGTAATCGAACCTGGGTATATGTCGAAGCCGACCTCTAAAAAAATGGAAAAATTTCTTTCCACGATCTATATGTTATTTGGAGTATTGGCTGTAAGTTTAGTTGTATGTGGGGGAGTTTACGGTATTGTAGATTTAATCTTATAAATAGAACGTATGGTAAAAAGTTTTAAACAAGTAGAAGAAATAGACTTGGTATGTGAAGGTATGTATCAAGACTTAGTGATCACCGAAGCGGAGTATCAGGGTAAGAAGGTCAAACTGAATGACCCGATACGAGGTGGCAGTAAGAAGTTCTATGTTTATGTGAAGAATCAAAAAGGTAATGTAGTCAAAGTTTCTTTTGGTGATACCACAGGCTTGTCAATCAAGCGTGATGATCCTGCTCGTAGAAAATCATTTCGAGCAAGACATAATTGTGATACAGCAAAAGATAAGACAACGGCAAGATACTGGTCGTGTTATCAATGGCGAGCAAACGCACCTGTCAACAATTAACATGAAATTTGGCGATCGTTATGATTGGCGTGGTCAAGTGCTAGTTTATAGTGAACGACATGGTTGGCATCTCAAGCAGACCGAAGCACGAAGGCAACAACGTAAAGAAGTTCATGTTTCAAAAAGAAAAGGTCAAATAGATGACCGTACAGGCCGTCCTGGCAAATCAAAATAAATAAATAGTATCGAATCAACCTCTTAATTATAAGGAGATATCAAATGAAAAAAATATTAATTACAATCGTAGCGGTAGGTTTTGTATTGTTTGCTTATCAAGCAAATGCTGCAGAAATTATACCATATGGTTCATTTAACTATAAGTTGTCAAATGATGAAAATTCATCTGGCAAAACTTACAGCAAACTTGAAGATAATGGTTCTTCAATTGGTGTTGAAGTCATAGACTTAGGCGCTGAAGGAGATACTATTACAGGTTTTGCTAAACTTGAAGTAGGTGTTGATACAGACGATAGTGGATCGAATACTTTTGATTCTAAACTTGCATATGTAGGATTAGATTCGAATATGGGTCAACTATCAGTAGGTCGTCAATCACATCCATTTGCAGATAACATTGGTGGTAAAACATCAATCTTTAATGTCTATGGCGGAAGTAGTGATTGGAACTACGGATCAAGATCATCTAACAGTATGAAATTTTCAACAACACAATCAGGTCTGACTTTAGACACGATTGGTATTGTTGACGGATCAAGTACAAACACAAATGCTTTTGATGAGTTCGAAGTTACAATATCAACTAAATTACTTGGTAGTGATATATCAGTAGGTTATGCTGATGATGTAAACAGCGATATATCTTATTGGGGTGTTTCAGGTTCAACTGATCTGGGATCACTTACAGTAAGTTCATCATATACAATATATGATGCTGCAACTGACAAATATGGATTAGAAGCAACAGCAAGTTACTCAATCTTTAGTGTTGGTTATGGTGATAAAGAAGGAACAGGTGTTTCATACACAGCAGGCGTATCACATGATTTAAACAAATCAGTAAGTGTTTATGCTGAAGGTGAAATGAAAGATTTAGATTCTGGTTCTGATACGACCTCTTGGTCTATCGGTAGTAAATTTACATTTTAAGTTAGGGCATTTCCAGCCCAATAAAAGAGGGGACCTAGTGTCCCCTTTTTTTATTTAAACTCTCCAATTATCTTGAATTGATTTGCCTGTAAGGCTGTAATACTTTTCTTTCCAGTTGTCTTTGTATTCGTTCTGGCAGAATCGTTTGATAGGATCATCATACTCACCAGCAAAAAAATAACTAAAAATGGACTCAATAATTTTAAACATTCATAACCTCTCTTTATATAAAACATATACAAATATTTATTGGGAATGACTATGTGTTTAACACATTAAGATTGCAAGGTATCTATGCGATTACAACATAGTATGTTTTGAGGTAAAAAACTACTACATCTATAATTCCTTGGTCTTATAAGTATGGGTGTGCTTCCCTCAGAAACCAGCTAAGCTAGCTCCCAGAGGTATTGTAATGATCTTGTGATAATTGTATTATAGCATAATGTATTACTTTCAAAAGGTCATTCTTATTCTTACCTTCTTTCTTACCATAACGTTGAGCATACTTTAATATATTACCCATACAGAAACCTGTACCATGGCCTTGATCAATGATGATTTCAGTTGCTTGTCTTTTCACACCATTTGCATAATGTGAATCATATGTATTGTCAATGTAGTTTTTTAGGTCTTGAATAATTTGACCTTCATTAAATTTATAGTCTGGCATGTATTTTTTCTTTCTGTTGTTTTGTTATTGTCATAGGAACGTGTTTCACTATTTTGTTTCGAATTGTATTTGAATCTAATCCTAGTATTTTGCAATATTGCATAAACTGTGGATCGTTACTCATAATCCAATCTATTGCTGATTGTTTATGTTTTAGATACTTCTTACTAGTACCTGTATAAGCAGCGTCTTCAATTGCTTGTGTTAAT